AGAAAATAAAAAAAAAAATCTTGGAGATGGGGGTTTTCAGTTCTGGCAAGCATTGGGTAGTATTCGGGAGTACTCGGGAGTTGTGGGGAGTAATGGATTAAATTGGCGTGGGGTGGGTGTGGTGGTGTGGGTGGTGGGTATGTTGCGCCCCGCCCGGGTTGTGCGTTGTATAGCGGAAAAATACCCCGTTACGGCGATGTTTACCCGCCAAAATATCCCGTTTTCCCGCCCGCCCGGAAATTCCCGCCCCGCCCCGCCGTGCTGCTTTCTTCCACCCAGCCCGCCCGGGACAAAATAAAAGCCCCGGAAGAATACCCCGGGGCTCGGTTTCAAGTTTATTGACTAGATGTCCAACGTTGCCAGTGCCTTTACTTGCTCAAACCGCTGTTGCAACTTGTCCAGAATGGTGGCTTGTTGTTCTGCCGTGGCGTTGTGCCAGAATGTCCGGACAATAACCTCTGGCGTAGCACCACGCACCGGCTCAAAGTCCTTAACTCGGTAGCCTTGACCCTTAAGCACCTCAAAGATAAAATCTTTAAATGCTTTGTTGCTACTTTGCGGGGCTCGTCCACTTCCCAACTTCCCGGAAAGCAAATCCTCAAGTGCCCGGTCAATCAACTCTTTTTTCGGCGTGTCGGAATCTTTGGCCTGACTGTTCACCCGGTCATTGAGTTTTCGGCACCCATAAGAAAGAAGCACCGCCAGGCTCTCTTCCGGTATATCAGAAATTTTAATTGTCTTTTCAATCCCTGCCCCGGCAAAATTGAAAGTCAATTCGCCATTTAAAAGCTCGAAGATTTTGTTTGCGTCTGTCATTGTATTTACTCCTATCAAATTAAATATTCATTGTTTCAATTCATCAAAAAGACTTCCGCCCTTTTGATAAAATCAATATAACCCTGATTTTTGGAAAAGGCAAGCACTTTTTTCATCCCGGGAGCACTTTTTCACCCCGAGCCTCATCACAAAATATTACAAAATGTTACAAATTCCCAGCCCTTTCCGCCCTCTGGCCTCCCCACCCGCCCCCTTTCGCGCGCGCGTTCTAGGGGGTATTACACTTCAGGGAAATGTGAAAAGAAAACCTGAGCCGTCTCAATTCCCAAAGCAAGAATTTCATCCAGCCCCAAATCAACAATCCCACTCCCCGCCAAAATCCCACTTTCTATTTGGCCTCCCCTTGACAGCCCCGGCGCCCCGGCCTTATAATGAAAGAAAATGGCTGGCCTCGCGCGAAGCAAGAACCAGCCCAAGTAAATCAACCCCTCCCCACTGAAAGGAAAACCCAATGTCTGAATTTAAAACAAAGGGCAGGAAACTCTCCGCCCTGGAACTCGAAATCCTAGGCCCCATTGAACCCCAGGACCTCATTGCCCGGGAAGAAGGGGGCCTGCCCACCTCCGAGGCACCTACCATCGCGAAGCTCCGAGGCATCCACCACGAAATAGCCCAACTCCTCGCCCAAGGCCTCTCGGAAACCGAAGTCAGTGCGATTACCTCCTACTCCCTCTCCAGGATATCCATACTCAAGCGGGACCCCTCATTCAAAGACCTGGTGGCCTTCTATCAGAAACAGAAAACCGAGCAGTTTGCGGATGTGCAAAAGCGACTGGCAACTCTGTCTCTTGATGCTATTGGGGAAATCCAGGAGCGCCTCGCGGAGAAACCCGACTCTATTTCCACCTCCCAGCTCATCGAGCTTTCCAAGGTTACCCTTGACCGCGCCGGATATAGCCCTGTGGCCAAAAGCCAGAACATCTCTGTGTCTATGTCAGCGGAGGAACTTCGGGAACTTCGCCAGGCCGCCAACCGAGGGGATGTTGAGGTGGTTCCCTCATTTGATAAGCTGGAGGTGAAAGATGGTTCACAGGCCTAGGGAAATCCATCGGGTAAGGGGACTTGAGCTCTGCTCCTGGTCGGATAGCCCATTTGCCAAGGACTCCTCTCGGCTCAAGGGTTCCTTTGCCAAGGGGAAAACCTTCGAGCGCTCGGTGGCCAGGGCCCTAGGCCGGTTGGTCTCCCCAGAGTCCCTCATCTACAATCGCTGGATACATTTCAAGGATGCCACAGGTTGGCACTATGCTCAAGTAGACCTCCTTGTCCTTGCCCAGACAAAGCTTTGGCTCCTCGAGGTGAAAAGAACCCAAACCCAAGATGCCTGGCTCCAGATGGGTCAACTTTATAAACCCCTGCTCAGGGTACTTTACCCTGACCTGGATATTATCTGCGTTCAGGTGTGCAAGAACCTTATCTACCCTCCCAAGCACGAAATCCAGGCACTTCGGGAGGCCACAGACCCAGAGGTCTTCTACACCTATCACTGGTTTGGCGAGAATTTTCAACTTTAGGAGAAAAGGATGTCCACACAACTTGATGAAAAAGCTAAGCGGGATTTGAGAAGAGAGCTCTATCTTGACCCTCCCAAGTTCCTCACCACCATCCTCTCCCACTGGTTTTATGAGCCTCTGACCTGGATGCATCGAGGGTACTTGGCCCTACTCCTCCGCCGGACAGATTTCCTGCCCAAATATGGCGAGGTGGATAAGATTATCCAGAACTTCGTGGCGAAAAGAGACCCCTGGAATGACTCCGAGAAGGGAACCCCACTGTTCTTCTGGAAAGAGGATGGCACCCTAGGGTTGAGGGTGGCTCGGAACCTGGAGATAATGATGCCTCGTGGCATAGGCAAGACCACCCTTGGCAATGGGGCTCACGTGTTTATGGGGTGCTATAAGGAACGTGACTTCGTGCTGAAAATCGGTGAAACCGCTACCCACGCGAGCACCCAGCTCCTCAACTGCCGAAATGAGTTTGAGTATAATAATAAGCTTATCTCCCTGTTTGGTCAACTCAAGGGAGATGGCCGTTGGGCGGAGGACTCGTTTATCCTTTCCAACGGCTTTGTTATGGAGGCCACAGGTCGTGGTGGTCAAGTTCGAGGGCGGAATGTTAACGGGCGAAGGCCGGATATCATCCACCTCGATGACGTGGAGAACAAGGAATCTGTGGCCACTCCTGAGCAGAGAAAGAAAACCCTCACCTGGTTTATGGGTGATGTGCTGCCAGCCCTCGGGGAACTTCAAACGGACTCTATGATATTCCTCACTGGGACGTTGCTCCACAATGAGGCCCTGCTTGTGAACCTAGGGAAAGACCCCACCTTTACTACTGTGGTTATGGGTGTGCTGGATGCACAGGGTGAACCAGTCTTCCCAAAGTATATGAACCAGGAGAAAATAGCCCTCAAAAAGGAAATGTATTCTCGCCAGGGGGAACTTGGCACTTTCTACCTGGAACTCTTCAACAAGCTGGTTTGCGAGGATACAATGTCCCTGAGGCCCTCGGACATCCAGAGAACCCCTCTTGAGCGCCCTCTCTTCCGTGCACTCTGCCACGACCCAGCCATCTCCAAAAAGAGGTCTGCTGACCAGGCGGCCTTTGGGGTTGTGGGGGTGTATCCTGGCGGGCGGTTTCAGATAGAGCTGGTAGAGGGTTTCCGGGGGATGGAACCTAGCGAGGCGGTGAGAGAGTTCTTCCGGCTGAGGGATATCTGGTCCCGGCCACCTGAGGGCCAAAGTGAGAAAGTCCCCCTGCTCTGCGGGGTGGAGGCGGTGGCCTATCAAGAGAGTCTTATCTCCCTCATCCAGGAGGAGATGTCCCGGCGGGATGATTTCTTTGTGCTGGAGAAAATTCGCTACTCTACAGAGAAAAAGGCCAGGATTCTTGGAACCCTTCAGCCCAGGTACTCCGCCCATCTTGTGCATCATCGCCAGGCCTTTGGGGAGTACGAGTCCCAGATGGCAGAATTCCCCTCTGGCCACGACGACCAGCTTGATGTGGTGGCGATGTGTTTTGACCTCCTTGCGAATGCCTCCCGGGCAGCTGTATCCATTCCGGTTGACAGTGGGCTTGAGGAATCCTATTATAAAGATGACGCGGGAGAAAGTGGAGGGCTCTAGGCTCTCCCAGGCAAGAGTCCAGAGTTCAAATTGACTCGAAAAGTTGACTTTTGACCTCTCCCTTTTGACTATCAACCCTCTCTGTGAAAGGAAATGCTATGCCTGTATCTGCGAAAGGCCTTCAGGGCCTCAATAATCAAGTCCAACCTGTAACCGGCCCAGCCTCAATCCAGTCCGCTCTTCAGGCCCTCTCCCCCGAGGACCAAGCGCTGGTGGCTCAGGGCATTGACCCGTTTGGTGGTGACCAGGGAATGATGGCTGGTCAGCCCGCGGTAGCTCCCCAGGGACTTTCTCCTGAAACCCGTTTGGCTATGGGCGAGATGCTTAATCAGATGCTCTCCTCCTTCGGCCAGCCCACTAATGAGGCCGACGCTGCCGCGATGACCTCCATTCAAAATGCCCTTCAAGCCCTCTCTATGGGAAATCAGCAGGGAATGTAAACTATGAACGAGATTGAAAGAAAATTTATTTCCCCTGGGAGCGACACCCACGAGAAGCTACTCACTCGCGTCCGGACTCAGATATCTGAGTCCTACTCGAAGATGAGTCAGTTCTATGGGCGTTGGAACCAGAGGGAACTTGAATATCAGGCTTATGTGCCGATTCAAGAATGGGACTCCATCTACAAGAAGAGCTGTCAGGATAAATCCCTGGCGGGGGTGAAGAAACAGGACGCAAATATTATTGTGCCCTATTCTTTTTCCTCCATCCGGACGATTGTTACCTACCTTGCCACGGTGTTCCTAGGGAGGAAACCCATCTTCACTGTGGGAACCTACAATGCAGACTTCGTGGAGAACGCTCGCAATATGGAAAAGCTTCTCCAGTATAATGCGGAGCATTGCCGTCTGGTTAAGGAATTCACCCAGTGGCTCTACAATGGTGAAATTTACGGGCTTGGGATTTTGAAAACCTCATTTGTTACAGAAACCCAGCCCCGGACAACCATTGTCCAAGACCCACTCACCGGTAACCCCATCAAAACGCGCACCGCGAGGACGGTCTATCAGGGTAACAAGGTTGAAAACATTGACCCGTTTATGTTCTTCCCTGACCCGAGAGTGCCTATGCTGGATGTTGCTCAAAAGGGAGAGTTTGTCTACTGGCGGAGTTTCGTCGGGAAGTTCACCCTCCAGCGTGCAGGTGAAACCTATGCCTGGCTTGACCACATCAAGGGGATGTCCACGCCTCGCTCTGGGAATCCCTCACTTCGCAACCTAGCAGCCAACGGGGATGACCTGAACCTCCAATACGACTTCTCGACTATTGACCAGGGTTCTCCTTGGGTTCAAATAGATGAGGGCACTGTGGAGCTGATTCCGGAAGAGATTGGGCTGGAACTCCCAGGGGTTGACCCCAAGAAACCCTACAAGTTCCTAGTCACCCTGGCCAATGAGTCCCAGTTCATTCGATTTGAACTCTTCTCCCCTGACCACCAACAGCATCCTGTCGTGGTTAATGAGCCCTATGCCCTGGGCAATGGCTTTGGGAACTGTGGCATATCGGACTACTTGGCACCATTCCAGAATTCTATCTCCTGGTTCCTCAACTCTCATATCTTCAACGTCAAGGGCGTGGTGAATAATAGCTTTATCTATGACCCCTCGATGGTGGAGGAAAAAGACCTCAAGAGCGACAAACCAGGGAAGTTAATCCGGATGAAACCTAGGGCTTTTGGTGTAGACCTGAATACTTACTTCAAACAGATTGTGGTGAGTGATGTTACCTCTGGTCACGTCGGAGATATGCAGAACCTTATGCGAATTGCTAATGACATTTCCGCCATCACTGATAATATGCGAGGACAGCAGGACTCCGGTGGACGCAAAACAGCTACTGAAATTCGTGCCACTATTGAGGCAGCGTCTTCCCGCCTGGCCTCCCACGCGCAGTTTATCTCCGGGGCGAGCGTATCTCAGCTAGGTAAACAGATGTCCTTGAATCTGCAACAGTTCCTCTCTGAGGACTTCTGCATCCAGGTGGTTGGGGATGATGGTTCCTCGTTCCCGGTGAGTATTAATCCTGAATCTGTAGTGGGGGATTTCTATTTCCCAGTTCACGATGGTTCGCTGCCCCTGGACAAGGTTGCCCTGTTTGACATCTGGCAACAGGCCTTGACCTTTGTGGCTGGAAATCAGGCCCTTGCTCAGCAATACGACGTGGGTAGGATTTTTGAGTTTGTTGCTCGTCTGGGTGGTGCCGAGAACATTGACCAGTTCCGCCTCAATCATATGCCAAATGACCAGGTGCTTGCCCAAGTGCAGGCGGGTAACCTCGTCCCTGTAGGAGATATCGCCAATGCTACACAAGCTTTTTAGTTGGTGGCGTGGACGTCGGCTGAGGGGGAGTCTTCTCTCCCTGGCCAAAGGGCGTTCCCAGCCATTTAGTAAAACCGAGATGGAAATGTTGGTTGGACTTCTGACTGACAAAAGATTTCCTCTTTTTCTGGAACTTCTGGAGTTGACAGTCTCGGATAAACTTTATATATATTCTAGTATAGATATTTCCACGGACGATGGTCGCGTGAGAGCTATCAAGATTCAAAACTATACGCAAGGGGTTCTGAGTGTTCGCGACCTTGTGGAGAGTTTAATCGCCCAGGCTGAGACCCAGAACTCCCGCCTGGAGGAAGATAAGGAATAGGCAATATGAGTGAAATAGAGAATGGAAACCAGGAAGCCACTGCCCCTGCAGGGAACTCGGTGGATGACATCCTGGCAACATTTGACCTAGAGTTCGGTTCGGAATCCCAGACCCCTTCTCAGGGCACCCCTTCATCTGAGGGAAGTTCTTCTGAGACCCAGGGAGAAAATTCCGAGCCTTCTAGCCCAGCATCAGACACCTCTTCGGAGAGCTCTGGTTCTACAGGTTCTGAGTCCCCTGACTCAAGCGGTTCAACCAGTTCTACAGCTACTTCTCCTGTAGAATCTACGAGCACCACCCAAGAGGGAGCGGCAGGGCAGCAGGCAGGTTCTAATGGGAATTCTACTGCTGCTCCTGCCTCGTCTGATGCTGAGCTTAGAACTTTGATGATGCAGATACTGCAAAATCAGCAGAACCTGCAGAATCAAAAAGAGCCGAAAGGGAAACCCAACAAGGGGGAACCTGAGGAGGACGAGGACACCAAGGTATTTGCTGAGCGGAAACCTCAGGACTATACCTACAATATTTCTCCTAAGCTCTATGCTGGCTTATTTGGCCAAGACGCAACTGAGGAAGAACGGATTGCGTGTTTACAGGCTTTTGCCTCGGGAATTTCAATGACTGTTCACAACAACATTCTGAAATCTCTGGGCTCCTGGACAAAGGAACAATTCCAGGCCATCCCGCGTGCGGTGGACTATCTGGTATCTCGCAGGGAAAAGGAAACCTCCTCTAGAAACACTATCCGGGAGGATTTTTTCAAGACCTTCCCTGAGCTCAACAAACCTGAACTTACTCCCATCATTCGGAGTACCATCCAGGGTGTTGCTCAAGAAACAGGTGCCAAGGTTTGGAATACTCAGGTGAAAAATCTCGTAGGTCAGAGGGTTAAACAGCTCCTTGCGGCATATGCCCAGAGTGCTGGTTTTGTTCCATCTCCTGCGAAGAATCCACCTGCCTTGACCCCGGCGAGCCCTGCCCCTGCAAAGACCACAACCCCAGACCCGAACTCCACAGATGCAATTTTGGATGTTTTGAATTTTGATTTTTAACTTTACTAAGGAGAACCAAAAATGGCTATTACTGGCTTAAGAACTACGGAGAATTTCAGTCCTGCTGAAGTTCGTCCTAAGGACTGGCGTGAGGGCATCCTCCTCCAGTACCCGAATGGAGAGTTTCCGCTTTTTGCGCTGACCTCTAAGATGAAGAAAGAATCTGTAACTGACCCAGAATTTAACTGGTTTGAAAAGCGCCTTGACGCGCGTCGCCTCCAGGTAAATGGTGCAGTTGCCTCGACGAGTACCAAAGCTGTTACCGTTGCTAAGGATGCTAAGGTTGTTGTCAAGGGCACACTGTTGTACAACGAGGCCACCAAGGAAATCTTCCAGGTTGAGGCTGACCCGACAACGGATACGAGTTTGACCCTGACCCGTGGTGTTGCAGGTTCGACCGCTGTCAACATTGGGGATAAGAACCAGCTCCTGGTTATCGGTACGGCTTTTGAAGAAGGCTCTCTGCCACCGACTGGACAGGCTTATGACCCGTTCAAGCGCTATAACTATACTCAAATCTTCCGTCGCACGCTGGAAATGACTGGCACGGCCAAGGAAACAGAATTGAGAACTGGGGATGCCCTGAAAGAGGCCAAGCGTGAGGCGCTGGAATATATCTCCATTGATATTGAGCGTTCGTTCTGGTTTGGTAAGAGATTCCAGGATACATTCAATGGCAAGCCGAGACGCTTTATGGGTGGTATTCTGGACCAGCTCCCTGCTGAGAATATCTTTGATGCCTCTGCTAAAGAGGACGGAGTGAGCTATGATGACTTGGAAAGCTGGATGAAAGACCTCTTCAAGTATGGCTCGTCTGAAAAGATGGTGTTCTGTGGGGACTTGGCCCTGTTGACCATCCAGAAAATCATCCGTCAGTCCGAGGGTTCAACGTGGTGCTGGGAACCGAGCACGAAAGAGTATGGTATGACGGTATCTCGTCTGACCACTCCGTTCGGAACGCTGGTCTTCAAAACCTGCCCATTGTTCAGTCAGAGCACATCTTCCGGTCTGGATACAGCTTCCCCAGTCTATGGTTTTGACTCTTACGCGTTTGTGCTGGATATGGCTCACGTTAAGTTTGTCTACCTGCGCAACCGTGATTTGAAGTACGAACCGAACTTGACTGAGGTTGGAATGGACGGTGAGAAGTCTGGGTACATTGCTGAATGTTCTATCAAGATTGAACAGTTGGAAGACCACGGACTTATCAAGAACCTGGCCAAAGCCAAAGAGCGGGTTTACAAGACCGAGGCTGTTGGTGGTACTACCCAGGGCGGCGGTGTTGGCGGTTAATTCCGGTTTGATTTGAAGCCCTGTGGTTCGTGAGGCCCAGGGCTTCTTTTGTGTTTTCATTTGGAAAGGGGACGGCTTATGTCTGATATAACTTGGCAAGAATTCTTTGATATGGTGTTGCTTGAGGCAAACAAGGGAGATACTCTAAAAGAAGTTATCCCGGGAAAGGCTTTTCAGGCTGTCCGCTCATTGGAACAGAACTGGAGTTATAAGTGGAATGAAAAACTCCTGGAATTTCAAATTGACCAGACACTAGACAATCCAAATATTCTGGAACTCCCTGAGGACTTCAAGTCGGTTATCACCTTGAATATCTCGACTTCAGATTTTTCCTCCTGTATGGATAGTCTTCAGGCCCTTGACCCGGAAAGCTTTGCCCTGAGTGGAGGAGGTTCGGATGCCTGGGGATACTGGATTCAGAATGTCCGATGGCTCTGGCTCCCGAATGGCATCCAGGATAAGACTCGAGGGTTCCTCTGGTACAATGCGTTCACACTGAAAAGTGAAATGGTCGGGGAGAGAACCTCACCCATTTTAAAATATGGCCAGGAAGCTTTGCTTGGATTGACTATGCAAAACCTCGCTGCTTTTTGCCGAGAGCCCTCCTGGAGAGAACTCTATGGCCCACTGACAGAATTCGGCATCAAGACCCTGCACGTTACGGATGCTGAACTTCGCCGAGCCACAGATACAGGAACGTTTGGAGGTTTGGATGGCTGAGACGGATAAACCTTGCAGCCCTTGGGACCCGATTGAACCTAAGGGCTTTTCTGGGAGGGAGGTTGGAAAATCCTCCGGGTTTCCGGTACTTGTGAACCTGCTTCCCGGCACGGACACGAGCTGGAGAAACACCCAAGCTGACCTTCCACATTGCTTTTCTGAGGAACAAAAAACCGAGTATCTGCGGTATATTGACAAACCGGTCTGCGTGGATGAGGGACTTTTTAATATCACTATCGTGATGAACAGGGATGACTTTGTGGGTTGGTTCAGGACAGAAACCCGAGTGCAATGGATTCTTAGGGCGCTGGCCAAAAGTGGATTCTCGGCGGAGACCAGACAGGACTTGTTGACCTCCCTCAGGGACTCCCTTTTTGGCTCTGAGATTCTTGACCTCAACGCTGTGCACTACCTCTACGGGCAGACTGAAATGAAGAATCTTGACAGCGTGGTTCTTTCTACCTATACTGAGCTCAGTGATGGATTGAAAGGGAAAGAAAGCTTTGTGCTTTTGGGTACTAAGGATATCCGTGAGGCGGCCGGGATTGTAGCAGATTACTACACAATGGCTAAGCAGATTATTGAGCAAGGAGAGAGGATAGAGGTGGGGGACTTGATGAAAGCCCTACCGAGTATCAAACCAGAGGCACTTCTCAGGGCTGGGGAAAATTCTATCTGGACTTCCCTGCTGGAAAGAGGTTCTGGGGGAATGACCTGTGGGGCGTCTAGGGTTTTGGCTCTCCAGACCGCTTTCGTTGAAAGTCTGCTTGCCAGGGGGCTCTGCTTGCTCCGGGTGTCCAAGCCAATTTCCTCCCGGGTACTTTCCTCTGACATTCTGCAAAAGTTTCATCAAATTAAATCAACAGATACCTGTAAGATTTCCACCGAGTTGCTTGTTGCTCTCGGCTATGGAATTTCAGGTTATGGTATAGGAGAATATGGGTTATGAAAAAGAATTCTGTAAGTTGCTGTGGCACTCTTGAAGCTATTGACCTGAAGACAGGGAAAACAGTTTTCAAAGTCCACAATATGTTTGTGCAAACCGGCCTTAATGAAATTGCTAAGTTTGTCTCGAAGAAATCCCCTACTGCCCCAAGTCATATTGCAGTTGGAACTTCCAACACTGCACCAAGCTTGGCGGATGTAGGGCTGAAAGGTTCTCAGCTAGCGAGAATTGCTTTTGAGTCTGTTGAACAGACTAACGGCACGGTGAAGTTCACAGCCTCCTTTGCGGCGGGTGTTGGCACTGGTGTTTGGGAAGAAACAGGTATTTTTACCGCCGCGAGTGGTGGTATCCTCTTTAGCCGTGCGGTTACGGGAACCTACACTAAAAAAGACAAGGATGAAATTAAAATCATTTGGACTTATCAATTCAATGATGCCTCTGCGGCATAAGGAGGAAAGATGGACAGAACTGTTACTGGTAAGGTAGAGGTCTGGGAGGGTCCTTCCTTTTCAAGGAAACTCCTTGCCTGGGGAGCTAACAGGGTGGTTACTGGTGGGTTGGTGCTTCTGGCACAGAGAATCATCGAGGGAAATACTGTAAAACTCCCCTCGGAATTTCGCTTAGGGGATTCTGCTGCCATCACTACCGACTCGATGACTGGTCTCCAGGGGTCTACGGTTGCCACGATTCCCTGCACGGTTGAAAGGAGGAGCAATGTGCTCTCCTGGGTAGGTACATTTACCTACACTGGACAGGGGACTAAGGACTGCCTGGAAATTGGGCTTTTCCAGTCCCAGGCGGATGGCAATACTATGCTGGCACGGTTCTTACCCCTCCAGCAATTCACAATCAAGAACGGGGTTCCTATTCGGGTAACCTGGGAAATTAAAGTAGGAGAATAGAAGATGGACGGATATGAGAAGACTCCCACGCTTGGGCTGAATAAACCTGAAAAAGGGGACTTTGACTGGGATTTACCTTTGAATGAAAACTGGGATATCCTTGACAGGGTTGGTGGTGCTCAGCTCCCGCTGTTGGCTACCATTGATTTGGACTATAAACTCTCCGGGGATGCGGCTATTGGTTGGGCACTGGCGGGGTCAACGCTGAGCGGGAATACCTATACTTCGCTCTGGGATGCTATGAAAGCAGCCTATGATAGGAGTGTTGCAGCAAATGAGGACCACTATGGTAAGACCTATTCGGTGAGAACTGATGCTGTTACTGGATGGAGATTTGTTACTAAGGATGTGTATAACAGGGCATTATCTGCCCTGGGTGATTCCTTGGGGCACATGCTAGATACTAGTGCTAAAACTATTCTGCTTAGGGCTAGTTGGTACTCTTATAATTTACCTACACAAGATACTAGATATATTGGCTATATATGGGATGAAACCCTGCCTAATATTAGAGGTGAACTTGCTTCTATAGGTAATACTAGAGGTAATGTAAATTCTTCAACTGAAGCTATTTGTATAACTGCTAATTTTAGAGGACAATATGGAGGCGGCGGAGGTCGTGCTGAGGGTGAAGAAAGTAATATACTTTTTAATGCTAATAGAAGTAATCACGCTTATTCAGGTGTTTCTCCTTATAAAGATAATGCCTGGGTTCGCCCACAAAGTAAAAACCTCCTGCGTTACTACAAGGTCGGCAACACCATTACCAACGTGGAGAACATCGATGTCGGGACTATTCTTGATTCCATCTCTGATATGGTTCACGCGAGAGAGTTCGTGGAAACTAAGAGGATTGTAACGGCGACCTGGGGAAGTGGTAAGAATTGGTATACAAAGTACTCTGATGGGTGGATTGAGCAAGGGGGCCAAACGACAGGTCAAGCAACGCACACAGTTACTTTTCCTGCCCCTTACACAACTACCTGTAATGTAATCGCATCAACAGATTCAGGGGTATTAGCTGTACAAGAGATAACTACTAAACAGTTTAATATTTCTGTTTGGCAGCCAGGTAAAACCCCTATAAATTACTGGTACGCTTGTGGATACTAATACCCACAAGCTCTCCAGTCATTAGTTCCTTTATTATAGGAATAAACGTGGCCGCCGTTAACAGTCCTATCTGTGAAACCATTAACAGCATCGTATTGATATCCGCCTGTTACATCGGTTTTAATAGCCAGGAACGTGTAATCTGTTGTAGAAAAAGGTGTATTGAACGTGAGGTCATAGCCAGTGCCAGACATATTAAATTGGCCCCCTTGCTCAATCCACCTATATTTGAAAGGAGAATTCTATGGAATATTTATCTAAACCTTATACTGACGAGCAGTATGCGGAATTTGTAACCCTGGAAGAAAACCAGGGAAGAATCCTGAAAGAGGATTCTGATAAAATTTGGTTTGAAGACCAACCAGAACCATCTCTCGCTGAGAAGAATGAGACCATTCGGGCAACGAGAGAACGGCTTTACATTGGAACTGTTGACCCGTTGACCTCTCAAATTTCCCGCCTCAGAGACGATGTGCAGAGTCCTGAGGTTGAACAGGAAATTCAAAGTCTCCTCGTCCAGCGGTCTGAACTTGTCGCTAAGATTAGGGAGGAAAATCCTTACATTGAGGAAACCCTCCCTGATACTTCCGTGGTTAATTCTATCTTGGGAGAATAGCAATGGCAGTTTACAAGGCTATGGCCATTCCGACCTACTACCGGCGGAATTGGGATGCAGGAGGCTGGTCGTGGCTTCCTCCGCGGCTTACCTCCAACACCTCTAACACAAGGGAAATCTATTTTATTGACCCGAAACTTTCTGGCGGCACTATGACGGATGCAGGAGTTATGACCTGGGGTTCAGCGGCCATCCAGAGATTTGACCAGGTGTGGACTGCTTTCCGAGGGGAACAGGCACAGAATAAATCCTGGATTATTAACAACGGGAGCAAGACTTTCACCGTGCTAGATATTGTTTTCCCTGGGGCGAAGAACATCACCGGTTTACAGATGTATTGTCCTGTTGTAGGAGGTTATTACTCTAATGTTACCGGCGTGGCTATCTATGATATGAGCTCAGGCTCACCTGTCCAGTTGAAAGTCGACCTTTCAACTACTAATGCCTCGGGAACTAGGTCTTATAGTTTCACACGGAATAATGTGTCTAAGCTGAGGGTTTGTATTCGCCCGGATAGTGATGGTAATAGCCATCCTTCTTTAGTTCAGCGCCTGGTAATCTATGCTGGAAATGGTGGCAAGGCTCCTTATGCAGTGTCCTGGGATGAAAACAGCACTGAGGACCGAGTAACAGTAATTACCGGTACAGGTGAGAAGAGCTCAACTAAGATGTGGTATGCTTTTGACGGAGATAATTCTTCGGAGTGGGAGGATGCTGACGGTCATCGTGCAGGTGCCTGGATTGAATACAAATACAGGAAGCTGTTTATCCCTACCAAGGTGGTTTTCCGCAACAGGTCAGACTATGTAGTATATCCTGACCCCCTAAGACTTCAGGGTTCTGTCGACGGGGTGAACTATTTTGATTATGGGGAATTTGATAATTTCTCCTCTGAGAAGTCCGGTATCACCACTATCAACATCAACACCAACACACCTTGCAAATACCTCCGCTTTGTCTTTGTGGGTGCTACCAATGGTTCCGGAGGTTCTGATCCTGCCGAGGCTGGGTTTTCTGGTATTGAAATCTATGGCAAGGTCAATACCTATGATACCAAACTCCCTAACTTCATCGGCGCGGACTATGTAACTTACCAGTACAAAGTGCGCAAAGTAACCTCGGGTTCCACGACTCGGTACCAATTCAAGAACGAATAATAGTTCACAGGCTAATCCGAATATTTCTAGTCAGACTGGCCACACACAACAAGTCGAGCCACTGATTGTTGGCAATGCTCATACAATCACTCGGGTGCTGATATTTGGATTTTTCCTGATGTACATCACTGCGGGCTGGCTCGTTTGGAGGATTGCAACTCTTCAAGAGAAAGTTCTTTTCCTCGAGGATGTTGTGATTAACAAGGTTTACACGATTACGAAAGGATGATTTTGAAAAGATACTGTGAAGAGCAACAGCGACTTCACGCTTCGACAGACCTAGGTATGAGTGAATCCTCACATAGTCACAAGATGACTGAAGCTTTGAACCGACTCAGGGCAACATTAAAATGGCTCGGGCTGATTGATTAGGGCTGGGTAACGGAATTGCATTTGGAAATGCGCCGTCCCAGCCCTCTTTTTATGTCCAATTCAAATTTCCTTGGGACTGTTGACTTTCTGGGCCCTGCAGACCGAGAATGCTCGCCTGTATGCAGATAAAAGCAATTTGCTCCAGTCGATTAACTTTGGCGAGAGATTCTGTGGACTTGAGAAACAGTTGGCGGCTTGTTGCTGCAGCACTCAGAATGACCTTAACCTCATTCTGTCTAAGCTTCCGACAAGTGGAACTGCTGCTGCGTAAACTTATATTAAAAGGGTTGGTGTTACCTTTCAGGCCAGCCCTGAATTTCAAGGAGACCTATGATGGGATGGTGTAGAGAACTATGTGAGTTTGCCAAGGAAAAGAAAATTGAAACTTCCAGGCATCTCGCGATGATGGAAATACTGGCTGAGATGACCGAGATGGGATATGAAAGCAATCCTGGGCACTGGGAACATAAGAGGGAAAAGGCCGAGAGCTTAATCTACGGGTATCACTTTACCAAGGATGGTGCGGAAAAGGCAGTGTCCCGGATGAAGAACAAGGATGGAAGTTCTGGTGCCTATTGGACTCTCGAGGACGTTGAAAAGGTTGCGGCCTCGATGGGTATAGATTGGGGTTGTAAAAACTATAACATCTATGACCTTTATTACACGCTGAATATGGTGCGGAGCGACTACTATAAGGATGGCCAGGCACCTCAATATTATGCCGACCTGGCGTTTGACTTCCTCGAGGACAAGGATGTTCCCGAAGGGAAAGCCAAAAGATATTACCTTGCAATGCATTGTGCAGAATAATCAGGAAACCCTCCAGCCTGATTTAAGAGCCTGTTGATTTGAATATTGACAGGCTCTTTTTCTTGCTCCACGATAGGGGAGAAAGGAGATTCTAAAATGATTGATGCTTTACAATTTTTAATTGCAGGTTTGGCAGGTGGCTTTCTCAGGAGGCTATTTGGTGGGGGCTGGAAAGAGGTGCCCCTCCTAAGTTCTCGCGGCGTGCAGACGGTGTTGATGGTAGCCGGGATGGGACTTTGTCTGGGGTTGGATATGTCTAACCTGGCCTGGGGAATTCCAATCCTCCTTTGGTTGCAATTCCAGTTTTGGTCTCGCGGACACGGATGCTGTTTTGACCTTGGCAGGGGAGGGGAACCCGACCCTAAGACGGTGGAACGATATAAGGAGAGATGGTATCACTATCCCTTGGATTGGCTCTACTCTAGGGTTGGTGTCAAACCCTATGATTTTTGCTATGATTTTCTCTATATGTTCCTCAGATATTCCTGCCCGATGCTTCTAGTGGCGATTGTATTAAAAGACCCTATGTGGCTCCTTGTAGGTTTGCCCATCGCCAACATCTACGCTTTCTGTTGGTCGCTGTTTGAACTCTCTCCCTGGATAGCAAACGTCCTCCCCTCCCCGTTTAACCGTTCCACAGCCCTGGCGGAATTCTTTTCAGGGTTCTGGGTTTTCGGGTGGTTGACACTCTGCTCAATTCCATCTTGACAGGTAGACCTTTTTCCACTATTTTGGAATAAAAGAGGGAGACAACTATGCCAGGATATTTGGAAATAATTTGGTCGCTAAATGCAATTTTACTTAGCTGGATACTTTCGCAGTATTTTGCTCTGCGTAAGGAAATCCAAATGATTAACCTTAGCTTGGTCAAGCACTATGCCACAAATGAGGCGATTGAGAAACTCATAGGGAATCAGAACAAAATGCTCGAGACCTTAACTCAAATCAAGATTGACCAAGCTACCATTTTTGAGAGGATTGAACGATTTCATGCAGAGAAGAAAAGAACCGTACAAACTGAGTCAGATGAGTCAGGAACGACTAGTTGGCGTTGACCCTAGGCTGGTTGTCCTCATCCATGAGGCCCTGCACTATGTGGATTTCTCGGTGATTGAGGGGCTGAGAAGTGAGGAGACCCAAAAGGCCTATGTGGCTACTGGGGTTAGTAAAACCCTCAAATCTAAGCATCTCGAAGGCCTGGCTGTTGACCTCTATCCCTGGCCCTGCCCGAAGACTAAAAAGGGGATGATTGACTCTGACTCTAATGCTTGGAACATCCTGGCTTTCTACCTGGGCTATTGCGCCGGGAAGCTGGGACTTAATATAACCTGGGGTGGCACGTGGAAGTCCCTCGTTGATAAACCCCACTTTGAACTAGAGGATTAGAATGTATGAATTTTTTAGTTACGTTTCTGAGAACTTTGAGCCTCTTGCTACTATTATTGGTAGTGTGGTGGTTGGTAGTTCTGCTCTTTGTGCCCTTATTCCAGGTGCTGGCTGGCTGAAAAAGCTGCTGGCTATCCTGGCCCTCAATGTGCGTAATGCCACTCCTGAGGACATCGCCAAAGGGAAGAAAGCTGTTGACCTTGTGAAAGAATTAACTAAACCAGAGGAAAAGAAATGAGTGAAAGGTTAGTACGAATTGACGAGCTGGCTTCAGGCTATACGCCTGACTTACCTGACCAGAAGCCTATTCTCTGGGAGGATGGGAGAGGTGTGCTCTTTATTGATAGAACCCTCCAGCCTATGCCCGGGCAAATTCCGTTGATGTCAGCAGGTGTCCCTGTAAACGCGATTTGCAGTGCTGGCGATTTAATCTTCCTTGGCACGACCAGTTCAGTACTAACCTATTCACTTACCACAGCGGAGATTACTGATGTAACTCCTCAAGGACACGTTGCCTCAGGGGATTGGAGTTTCCAGCCATTTGGTAAGTGGGTTTATGCTGTTCACGGGGAGAAACTCTGGGTATGGAAACCTAAGGATGACAACCAGTTCATCTTGGATGAAACCGGCGAACCTACGGAGGAAGAGAACCCTGCGTACTGGCCTTATAGCATTATGCAGGAAGTTGAGAACTTCACGGCCAGGGGCTATGTGCCTAAGTTCCTCCTCAAGTGTAAGAACTTTTTGGTTGCTGTCTGCGCGGATTCGGTGCTCTGGTCTGATGATGATAACCCAGATTACTGGACACCTGAACAGGGAAATATGGCCGGCGACCTGTTTATTAGGGACATCCAGGGGGAACTGGTTGGTGGTGTTGCGCTGGATAACTTTATGCTCCTCTGCACGAATAGGGAGGTTGTCAAGGTAAGCTACATCTCCAGGCCTTATATTTTCAGCTATGGACTGTTGTATAAAGGTGCAGGGTGTTGGAACTCCCGTTCAATCTGTGTGGCTAATAAGAGTATATTTGCCTTTGGGCCTAATGGTATTTGGGTGTCTGATGGTAGCGGCATCACCTTTGTGGACAACGAGCGAGTTGGTGCGACACTGAATGAACGCCTGGACTTAAACCGCACAGGGAGCTGTTTCTGTGCGGCGTGGGGAATTCTCCAGCACGTCTTTTTCTTCGTCCCGGTGCAAAGTGAGAATAATGCCGAGCTGCTTTGCTTTGGATTCAATCTAGGGAATAACACCTGGACACTGCTCGATTGGGATAGATACTGTGCTTGGGAACAATACTGGGTTTCGGGCGACGGTACGCTCTATGTGGATGACCTCAAGAATGCTCTTAACCAGGGCCAGGCGGAGGGCAAACTTCCCCTGCCCGAGGATGCCGAGGGAAAACTTGGAATGACCTATGAGGGCTACGGGCAGGTTTCTTATGGAGGTAAGATATGGTGTCAGGTTTAGGAAATGTCTACGTTGACGGACAGTTGATTTCCACTAATAAGGGAGACCAAGAACTCTGGATTGAAAGTAAGGATATTGAACTCAACACTCGAGGGCATAAATACATAGACACTTTCAATGCAGAGATGAAGAACTCCGGTTCCTCCACTGCGAAGATTAAATTGGGCTGGAGAGACCGCCTCGAGGACCCGATTAAGTGGACTGACTGGTTTCCTCTCAGTGATTTGGATAACCTTTGCTGGACAAGAATCACAGGAAGGTTTTTCCGCATCCGGATTGAGGATGTTGGCGCGGAAATTATTTGGAAATTATCTGCTCTGGAATTCTTCGGGCAGCAAATGAACGGGAGACTCTAGGATGACAGATTTTTCAAACCTCCCGAGTCCGGAGGAATATCAGGACTGGCGTTCCTGGGCTGCAATTGTGGTAGGGAATCTCCGTGCTCAACAAGCCAACCCACAAGTAGTTAATCTGGGGCTGTATATTTGGGACGCAGGAAAGCCAAGAAATGGCCTGCCTCCTGCAGTGGACGGCGACCAGATTAGGGTCAAAAAGGACGGGAAAATTTACCTAGGGGTTTATGATAATGTCAGTGGATGGGTTTTATACAGTCCCCAAGGATAGAGCAAACTGGCTGTTTGAGGTGGACTTGGATGCGCTGGGTGTGAAGTGGGTCTGTCTGAGAAGATATGGCTGCTATGCTCTTTTCCTCCAGGGGAATGGCAGAGCCGAGGCACACTGGACGTGCCTACCTAGGGTAGATGTTTGGAATGCCCTCAGGTTTTGCCAGGAAGTTCTGCCTGTGGCGAAGAAAATCTTGGGGGTTCCAAAGTTCTATGGTCTAACCCCGGTGAATAACCTCCGAGCGCTCAAAATGGCCAGACTTTTAAAATTTCGTCCACTGGGATTTAGTAAGTTTAACAATATTGTTTGTCTAGTTAGTGTAAAGGAGTTTGACAATGGGTAGTGTTGTTGGTGCTATTACAGGGCACTCTAACGCAAAATCCGAGAACAAGGCTAACGCTGCCTATGCGGCTGAGCTTAATGGAGTGCGGAATCAAATTAGAGATGTCTACAAAGCTGCACAGGAAGGCTGGGTGGATTACATCCCAGAACTTCAACAGGGTATTTCAGGAAATATAAATTTTGCGAACCAGATTGCAGGACGGAATTCTGCATATAATCAGTATCTGGGAAACGAGGCCGTGAATAGTCTTGGGCTGGGGTATAGAAAGGCTACGGAAAGTATCGCCCCGCAACTGGAGGGTGAAACCTATAACCTGATTAAACAGACCCGAGATGAGCTTATCCCAGCGGCGAGAAGTGCGGCTATTGATGCTGGTGCTTATGGTGGAAGTAGGGATTACCTCACCCGGGAACGAGTTCAGGAAAACCTGGAAAATCAGATTGTTGCGCAGGCTGCGGCGGACATTGCGAATCAGAGGGCACAAACCCCCGCGCTGCTGGGTGCTGATGCCAACTCGGTTAGCAATTATCTCAACACTGGCACAGCGGCGAATAACCTGCTCGTCAATGCAGCTAATTTCCAGCAACAGGCTGATATGGCTAAGACCAATTATCTGTGGGATTTGGCTATGGCCTATGGTAGCGCAATGGGCTCGAGTCAGGCAGCCTATAATAAACAAACCAATCCTTGGGTTGCAGGACTCCAAGGTGGATATAATGGCCTGGGCTCGGATTTGAAAATGATTTCTAGTATCTTTGGACTAGGTGGTTAAGGAGATGACAGATGGTTGATTTGATTCCAAGTTTTTTAGATAATCAGATTCGGGAATATCTCTCCCAGGAAGAGGTTCAGAACCGGGTGGAAAATAGTATTCCCTATAAGTTGGCTCAACAGGGTAGGCAAGTTGCCCAAGCTATCAATCAGGGTCTTGCTAAGCAGGGTGCAAAAGAGGGGCTGATAAAGGACAGAAGTGAACTTCCCAATAGGAACACGGATAGACTGCCCTATCCTGGCCAGCAGATTGTTGACCCTTTTGGTGCCGCTGTGGCTGCAGGGGACTATATCTACCACGCTGCGGAAAATCCTCAGAATGCGGGGGAATTTGGGCTCTCCTGGGCTGCGAATACAGGGGAAAGTATCGGGGATTATATTCTGAGTTTGTTCGGCGCTGGGGGAGACAAGGAGGGTACTCCGAAGAAAACCTGGCTGGAAACCTACCTTGCCCAGGGTGGCCCGGGAGGTGGTGCTGGAATGGTGGCTGAAGGGCAAGGAGGGGAGGGAATTCCCTTTCCGGAGATAAACCTAGGTATGCGGGACATTGACACCTCTAAGGTCAAAGCCCCTCAATATGAGGGAACTCCTTATAATGTCTGGGATGTCCTTGCAGCTGGGTTTGCCAACGCAGACTTTTCAGGTAAGCTCCCTGACTTTTCCAAGGCCGTGAATGAAATGAACCGGATTACGGCTGAGGGAAACAAGTCTGTAACCGATGCTAAGAATGCTACGGAAGAAGCTCGTGCATCTGCGGAAAGATGGCAGGTGGCTCAGGAATTCGCCAAGGAGGAAATGCGGCAACGCAATGCCCTTGCGCAAGCCAATATGGCCCTGGCTAAATGGCAGGCTATGCAACCTCGGGCGATAGGGGGAAATAAAACCTACTGGAGGGATGCTAATGGGAACATCCACTGGGAGCAAGTGGACAAGCAAGGCGAGGCAAGAACCCTCGGGCAGAATGCCGCGTTGAGCGACCTGGCTCAGATGTCGGACAAGGAACTCAGCAGGATGACCCCGAAGAAAATAATGCAGAGGGCGCAACAGCAAAGCCTCTTGCTCCAGGATAAGAATTCTCAAATTCCATTTATGCAGAACTATTATATTCAAGGTCTACAGATGATTCAAGGAGAGTAGTATGGAAGACAAGCTGAAATATTTTGAGAATCTGGCTAAGAGCCTAACGTGGAACTCTACGTTAGGCCTTTTTGGGCTAGATAACCCGGATGAGGATGTGCAGGAATGGGAAGCGGAAAATCCCAAAGCCGCGTTTATTTCTCAGGTGGCACCTCTTGCGGCAGGGACAGCCAAAGCGGCAAGTGTGCTGGCAAAAGGGACTCGCTATGGGAAGTGGGCTAGGGGATTGGCAAGTGTGGAGAACACCGCCAAGGCACCATTTCTTTCTCGGCTGGGAAGTGAAGCTGCCTTGCTTGCTCCGATAGAGGTGGGAAGACAGGCCATTGGTCTGGGACTTCAAACCGCAAATCCGGAATGGGAGGGAGGTTCCCTTGGGGAGCGCGCCACGGAGGCACTAGTGGATATTGGTGCAGGGGGCGTGCTCGCAGGTGGTCTGGGGTGGATTGCTTCAGGGGGAAAGAGAGTCCGTGTGCCTAAGCAATTCGCGGATATCTCGAGTAAGAATTCCTGGCAACAGAACCTCCGTAACGCTCGGGCGAAAGTAGGTACTGTGGAACCGGAGCTGGAGGGGGAACTCAATAATACCATTCTGGGCCTGGAACGCAGGATTCGGGAAGAATCCCGAGACCATATGATTGGGGAACTGGAGGGAAGTGAAAAGTGGAAAGCTCTGAACTCGGTGCTCCGAGGGACTAACTCTGTGAGAAGCCGGGCGTTCTCCCCTAATAAGGAAATCGGGTTTAAGAGTTTGAGCGAGCTGGAACGCACGGTTGGAGAACTCAAAGGCAATGGTACCCTCACGGAAGATTGGCTGGAATATGTGCAATTTCCTCGGCTGGTTAGTGCTCAGGGGAAGAAAGCCATCACCCGACTGGATAATACCATCCAGGGGAACCTCGCCGAGGTGGGTAATGGCTGGAGGCTAGGGAAGGAGAAAGATGGGCTCTATGTCATCGCTCGGAAGACAGGAAAAGAGGGTAACTGGTTTGTGGCCAAAACTGATGACCCTGCACACTTTATTCCAGAGCAGGGGAACCTCCTCAAGATTTCCAATTCCGATGCCTGGAGAGACCCGGAGACTGTGTACCGGGGGATTGGGGACTCAGATGCTGTGCTGGATAGGGCGCTGAGATTCTCAGATACCCTAGGCGATGGCACGGATATTCCCTCCCTCGCAGAGGCCAAAGGGTTTCAAGGGGCTAAGAATGTTGCTCGGAAACTTGGCTGGGGTGCTATTGAGGACTCGGAATTGATAGGCAATGTGGCTAGCTTTGCAAAGAGAAACTTCTATCCCACGGCCTTTAAATTTAAGAACTCCCCGCTGGCCAGGAAAATCTATGCGGTGGCACAGAACACCCGGGACAATGCGAGGAGAAAGGCGCAAGAACTTGTCTATGGCAAGCCGCAGGTTGGGGAGGATTCCCTCCTCAAGGTGGTGTCTGGAGGAATTAAGAGGGATGACCCTAGTGCTTTCGCGAATATGGTAAGGCAACTTGCCACGAAGAACCCTCAGGGGTTTGATACCCTGCTCAAGGTGATAGATGATGAAATTCCTTTCAGCGATGCGCTCATCCGGCCTGAGCTGGTCAATGCCCTTGGCGCCGATGGGCTGGATACCCTCCGGGCACTGAATACTCTTCACGACAAGGCTATTCAAGAACTTACCACCAGCGCGGGGAAACTCTACATCCCTGATGCTAAGATGTTCCCGCTGAGAAAAGGCCACTACGGGATTAGCCACTATTGGCAAGGCTCCCTACGGCAGGCCATTCTTAATGACAAAGGGAACTTGGTTTACATCGTGAGTGGGGATAACAAAAAGGCTGTGCAGAAGATGGCCAAGGGGGTTATTGACAAGGCTAAGGAAAATGGTGGTAACTGGAGGCTTGGGGAGTTCTGGATGAAAGACAGAGCTCTGGACCTTAGGCAGGAGAAACTCCTCTCCGGCACGGATGACTTTGCCCTGGCTAATAACTTTGCAGCCCAATATGCGGGGGCTCACCCGGATGTGGCGAAGTCTAGCTTTTTCTTCCCGCGGTCTGGGGTTGGAGGTTACAACCGAGCACGCACGGCGGAAGACCTCATTGAAAACCTGAGTTATTCTCTGGAAAATAAATACATCTGGCTGGCTAATGAAATCAATGACAGGGTGCTGGCAAAAGACATCGCCACGCTGGGTATTGATGACCCTAGAACAGCGGTGATGCTGCAGGATACCCTGAGTGTGCTCAAGGGGGAACAGGGGGTGTTTAGTCAGCTGGTCAATAAGACCACGGATAGCATCCTGGCGCCTGTGCTGGGGACGGACTCCGCGAGTAGGATTGTCCGGAGCATCAACACGGCGAGTGCACACCTGGACTTGGGTTTTGGAAACCTGGCCTATGCGCTGGCAAATATCCTGCAACCCATCACCACCGTGCTACCGCAGTTGGCACTACTCAGGGAGTGTCCGCAGGCCCTCCAGTGGGCGTATGATGGAGTTCCCCTCATTGCCAAAAGTGGTAAGGGAATGGTCGCGAATACCCTGAGTCCTCTCAAAATTATGTGGGAAAGTCTGAAACTTATGGGCAACCCGAAAGTGGAACAAGGGTTCTCGGAATTTATGGAGCAGATGGTTCGGGATGGTGCGCTGAGCCCGAGGTTCATTGAAAGCTATATTGGGGAGAATTCTGGGCTGGGTCAAGGCCTGGCGGATTCCCTTAAAAAGGGAGACTACTCCGGAATGCTCAGGAATATGGCTACTATGCTCCCGACGTTTTCAGAACAGGCGTCCCGTGGGTATGCTATGACTGTGGGGTATAAGCTCTTCAACTCGATGGCTAAGGCTGGGATGATAACCAAGGAGCAGGTGTACCTTGGGGCTAAGAAGTTCACCGAGAACACGATGTTCCAATTCGCGGCTAGTGATAGGGCTCGCGTGCTGCAGGGGCCGGTTGGTCAGGCCTGGGGTTTGTTTAAAAACTGGACTATGCACTATGTGGGCTGGCAAATGCAATACCTCGATGCAGGGTTGCGGTATGGAGCCTGGAAACCCTATATGTATAGTAACTTGGCAACTTCCCTGCTTGGTGGTATGGGGAGCTCGGAAATTGGGGCTACCCTGGAAAGATTCACTGAGTGGGCGGCGGATGACAAGATGAGTAATCTGCTGTATGACAGGTGGGGTAATGGAGCGGAAAGTAATTTTCTCCTCTATGGCATCCCTGGGGCATTTGGGTTTTCCCTGCAATCCCAGGTAAACAGCCCGTTCCGTGACCCGGGTGAGGAAACTCAGCGCTTTATGGGGTTTGTCTGGGGGCAGAGGTTCAAGGCGCTGTGGAATGGCTTGGATTCGGGTATTGACTACTACGCCACGACGGGACAGAATCCTGCCGGGGACAGAGGTTTCCAACAGGGTATGATGAGGGCGCTCAGTCCAAAGATGCTCTATAGGACAACCCAGGTGGTCAATGATACCCTCTATGCGAGTACCGGGACTAAAATTGCTGACCTCACGCCGCTGGAAAGCCTGGCCTATCAGTATTTCAACATCACCCCTACCCGGGTGGACCAGGCCTTTAAGATTTCAAATGAAATCTGGAAGGATAAAGACAAGCGGGCTAAGCTCACGCAGAGCTATGCGGAAGTCTTTACAAATGCCTTGGAAAGTGGGGATGGCCGGCTGATGTTTACTATTGTGCAGAGGGCCCTCCTCGACGGGGTGGATGTGGGGAATATGGTGGACAGTGCCCAGACTCGCCTTGAGAACCGTCAACTCACACCCCTGCAGAGGAATGTGGACTACTATGGGGTCTGGGGAACCACGGCTGGGGAACTGGGATTGTGATGGGAGAGTGAGACGGCTCACTTCATCGGGATATGGGACGGCTCGAAAATTTCCCCACACAAACACAAAAAGTAACGGGAGGCACAACTTTACCTCCCGTTAATTTATTGCCCAAAACCGGCAAAACAAACCGCCATTACGCCGATTAAAAGTCCCGTTTATTATTCCAAAAATCCGCAATTTGGCGGTGTACCATTTCCTCTGTAAGACCCCCCTCAACCAGGGCTTTCGTATTCAACAGCTGAAGCCAAAATACCAGGCGGACGAAGGATAGGCAGAGGGCATCCTTGCCTTTTTGAAAGTAGAGCTCCCGGCAGGACAGAGCCTCACGAGATATGGCACTCAGGATGTCGGGGAGGGAAACCCCTGGCTTGCACGCACGGGCATAGGCCTGGATTTCCTCCGGACTAAAGTGGCGGTAGGATGGCTGGGCTAGGGTGTTCTCAGGGTTCTCGGAAACCCCAAGTCCATCCTCGATGTGAATTTCTATCATAGGTGTTCTCCTTTACATAGGTTTGTTTAAATCTACCCCGGCCTTGAAGTGGCGAAAACCTCTCTGGCCAAGGGCGTTGATTGAGCCTTTTGGGGCTTCTGTTTCCTCGATGTATCCGGCATTGAGGAGGGTATCGATGAAATAAGAAATCCTGTGGGTCGGGATTTTGGTAGTGAGGATTTGGACAAGCTTGCGCTCTGGAAATACCGGCGTGCGGAGGGTCATCCGGACAATGGCCAGCTTGATTTCATCCATAACATCCTTGTCGGATTCCTTACTCATATCTCGGAAAATCTCAGGCATATTGGTTTCCAGTTCCAAGAGCCACTCCTTGGCGAGGGCCAGGATGGGCTGGGTGATGAGGAGGGTTCCCTGTGCGGCCGCGAGGCACATAGCTATTTTGAGCCAGTGAACTGGGCGGCGGGCAACGTAGGATGCCAGGCGTGGATGGTAGGGCACGGGTGCCATCTTCTCATCTATTATCCAGGTGTCGAGGAAGTCAAGAGCCTCCTCGGTGAAAGTCATCTGGCCCTGGATACCCACGAGGGATTCCACCGCTGGGCGATACTTGGATAGGGGGAACTCAGGGAGGTTTAACCTGTCCCTGGTGCGGAGGACTTCCACCCTCCAATCGTAGCAAAGAACCAGACGGGAACAGAACCCAAGAGACCAAGCCTCCTCAGGCAAGACATTGTTGAGGAAACTTGGCTGGGTTCCGGAGATGAGGTTTAGGACAGGGAAATCCAAGGTGTTCTTTCCACCACCCCTGGTCATCTCGGAGAAAGAACTCGGGCAATCCCAGAAGTCGTTGAGGACATTCAGAACGCTCAGGTCATAGGCCTTCATATAGGTTCCATACTCGCGAGGGGCGACAGAAAGGGGGTGGGTTACCAGGGTCTCACCGAAAGGGCCAGACACCGGGCTAGAGCAGTCCTGCATAAAGTCCAGGAGCCCAGGGATGGTGGTAGTTTCATCCCCGATGAAAATCTTCTCGGAAAGTTTCCAAAGCTCCTCCACTCTTTTCAGCACGATGGACTTGCCCACGCCGGGAGGGCTCACCAGTAGAATATACTGGTTGGCGAAGAGGTTTCCCTTGCCAATATCACACCATACTCGACGCTGAAGAAGGCCGGCTACCATAGCGATAGCGGCCCAGCGACGGAAAAGCTCTGGAGATTCAGTCCCCCGAGTGTCCTGAACAAACTCATCTATTAGGTTTCCAGTTGAGAATGTTGTTCTCGGGAAAATGTCTACGTTTTCTTTCGTCATTGCCTTTATACTTTCTTACACCATCTGGGTTCTTTTCCGGGTTCTTCTTGTCAAAGTGAGCCCAATTCCATCCAACCTCAGCATCCACGCCGATAATCATAGTTCGCCCGTCGATTGGGACTGGGAATATCATCTCCTTCAGGATTTGAGGTAGGAGCTCATCCTCGCGGTCCTCAGGGTACTGCACTACAATAGCATCGTGGACTTGGGCGATGAGCTGAACATCGTGTCCCTGGAATTTCTTTTGCACTTTCCACGCGGCAAAGTTCAGGGTATCGGCGATGGTGCTCTGAGGTTCGTATGCAATAGCCTCACGCCAAGTCGCAGGTTCGTCTGGGCGGGAAAAGAAGATTCGCTCACGACCATAGCAGGTGGTAACCTTTCGCTCAAACTGGACGGATTGGATTACCCGCTTGTGCCAACGGGGAATGCCAGGAAATTTTTCAAAATATTTCTGCTGGAATTCCTCAATAATAGGGGTTGGCATATGAAGATGCCCTGCCATTGTCGGGGGAGTGCCGAAGTAGTTTGTGCCGTGGCCTCCCTTTTTCGCCATATCCCTGATAGATAACTCTCTATAAAATGAGGTGTTGGAGGCAATCTCCTTGTCCTTTTTAATGTCCCCTGTCCACGGCAGGTCGTGCCATACGAGCCTCGCAACGACGGTGTGGGCATCACCCTCATCACACGCCTTGATGTAATTCTCATCCCCGGTGATATACCCCACGGCCTTGGACTCCGCGGCCTGGAGGTCAATGTAGGCAATTTTCATTCCCGGGTCGGCTACGAAGATTTCCCGGAGGGAGTTCGTGATGTTTTGGAGATTTGTTCCTGTGCCGAGAGCGGAGGTGCTGGAGTTCCAACGTCCGGTTTCTGTACCGGCCACGGAATAGGAGCACCGGATTCTACCATCCGGGTCTATCTCCGTGCGGAGGACGGAAAGAAGTTTTCCTAGGTCGTGGAGGATAAGGACCAACTTGCACAGCGGCCGGGCGTAGAGATAGGAGTCGATTAGTTTCTCCATAGCACTGCGGTCGGTGGTAACCTTGCCTCGGAACATAACAGGCGCGCAACCCAGGGCCTCGTAGAAGAATTCCTTGAGCTGGGCTGGGGAATTTGGATTAAGGTCTTTGTCCCACACAGCATTGGCCAGGATATTTAATTTGGCCTGGTAGTAGTTGTAGTCCTGCTCAAGTTCCTCTATCTTGGAGTGCACCTTTTGGCGGTCAACGAGGAACCCTCGAAACATCATTTCCAGCGCCACGGCCTGAGAGCTAAACTCCCACTTGTAGATGACGGCTGTGTTGGTGTTAAACTGTGATTTAAGTTTTTCCCAGATTTCATAGGTAAGACAACAGTCAAGTCCATTGTATACCCACAGGTTAGTAGCCTCGTCATCTGGCACGAAGCTCTCTGTCTTGAATTTTAACATAGGTCTAGCGACTCCTCTCAGCTTTTAGGTTATTCAAATTAAGGGACTGGGTGGAAAGTTCAATCTTCTGAAGTTGAAGTCTGAGCTTGTAATAGGTCAGAGCCTCGGAAGGACTAAGCTCGTCCCAACCGTCCCGAGGGAAAGAAAGCTGGAGAGAGGGGTGGCGAAGTAGCCGGAAAAGGAGTTTGGCTTTCTGGGCCCGGGGAACTAGTCCCCATCGGGTTGATTCTCCAGGACTGGGCACGACAGCCCAACCGAGGAAATGCTTGGACTCAGAAAGAATAACTCTCTTCATTTTAAAACCCTCCAGTTTTCTTTCATAATAATTCCGGCGGGACAGTTTGTCAAGCCCCTGAGATTAGGTTCCCCGGGATGTGGATTGGTGGAACCTCGAGGCGGATGTTATCCAGGGATGCAAGCCCCTCAAACTTCACTCGTGCCCACCCAACAGGGGTGAAAAGGGAAAGAAACTTCTCTCGGGGAAGATGCTCCAGGCCAAATGGGGTGTAGAAATCTACCTCGCGGGAGGAATTTCTAATTAGGCGAGAGGTCAGGGAATGAAGATAAACTAGCTCCCAATGACCATTAACCCTATGTGCCCACACACTTCCAGGGGAGAAAAACTCACTTTTCCTCTCCGGTTTCAGAAGTTTCGCTATCTGTCTGTCTGCTTGAATTGTATCTCTCACTGAATCCTCCCAGGTTGTCAAGGTGAATCAAACTAGATATAACCAGCAATATCCAAAATATTGCCAGAATGAAGTCAATAAAAAGCTCTCCCATTATTTCAGGTCCTTTTCTTCAAATCGCCTCATAAGTTTCCACGAGGCCTCGTTGGTGTAAATACTGCCCATAAAACCGAGGGACTTGGGAAGTTCCTCATAGAGGCAATGGTGCATTATCATAGTGTCATCTCGAAAGCCGAGGGTCTTAATGTTCATTACCCGCCAGAGGTATTGAATATCATACACTCCGTTTTGGAGAACTTTCTCTATGGAGGGATTCTGGCAGATGTCCCGGACAAGTGCCCAGGCAGAAAGCTCATCGAGGAAACTCCAGTAATTCCAATCCTCTTTGCGACTGTCGGTAAAGGGGATGGTGATGGAGAAGGTGGGGGAAATTCCAAATCCTACGCAGGTGATTTGCCCATCCTTGGTTTCTATGTCGAGGGTGAGACGGCTCCTTTCATTGAGCAACTTCCTACATTCCGCCAAGTCCTCTTTCGTCTCTGGAATCCACACTTCCCTCTTCGGGCGGTTGATTTCAGGGAACTCCATCTCCCTCGCTGCTTTGAGGAGGTCAGCCCCGGCAATTACCTTTTGAGAATAGTCTCGGATGATGGTAACTGGATGGTAGGTGGGCAGGACCTTAAGGCCTGGCACAAGGGTGGATTCCATACAAGTTCCCCTGATTGCAGTGAACTTACAAGTGTCCATCAATGCCCAAGTGGAGAAGGAGCCAAGACAGAGGCAGAGGTTTGGCTTGAGCTCGCGGATACGAGAAAGACAGGCCTCAACCTGAGGGAGTTTGGAGGGGGCAAGATACTTGCCACTTTTGATATACCCCCTGGAATAGGGTTTTCCAAAAAGTGCCTGGGATTGACTTTCGGCCTCTTTTTTATTCAGACAGAATTCCTCAATCTTTCCACTCCCGGGACGTTGAGTGAGGACAGGGATGACTTCCAGGTCGGAAGGCTGGATTCCCGCCTGGGAACAGATGTCCCAGAAAATCCTCCCTGTTTCCCCGGAAAGGAGTTTCCCTGTAACAAGGTCGGTCTTGCCGGGGAACTCTGTTACAACTACCAGCTTAGTCATCGCAGGGCTCCCAGGACAGGGTTCCATTGGAAAGGCTGGAAAGGATATTCTCCCCTATGCGCTGAGCCTCGGAGGAGGTCAGGTCCACCTCCCCTGAGTCCAGGGTAAGTTCTCCTGTGGAATCCTGAGTCCACTTCACATTGACCTCCACTGGGGACTCCTTAAAGTCCCCACCTCTCCATACTGTTGTGAAATAACTTCCTCTTTTCATCATAGGTCTATCTCCAAATCAATATCTAGGTTTGTTGAATTTTCAGCAATCTTTTCGTCGTGGAGCCAGGCTTGCGCTTTGCTTGCAATCTCTGGGTCAAGTTCCAACCCCAGGGCTTGTTCCACCCCGTAGCTCATCGAGGCCATAATTGCCGTGCCACTGCCACACGTCGGGTCGAGGAGTCGAGTGTTCCCATCACAGAATGCACTCATCAATTGCCGCTCCATTGCAAGGGGTTTCTCGCTCACGTGGAACTTTTTGGTGCAGGGATGTGGGAAGATGTTTGAGATGTTCTTGACCACCGGTCTTCTCTCCCGGACAAATACCAGGGCGTATTCCCCAACGTTCCTCATCCCGCACATCGTATCGGCTATGATGCCCTTGTTGTCAGATTTGTACCAAATAAAGGGCTGGGCCAGACATTCAAAACCGATGGACTTGAACTGGGCTTTTGTCCACTCTTGGAAGTTAAGGCTCAGCCAGCAGATAATATGACAGGAGGGGGAAAGGAGTTTCTCAGAGTTCCTCACCAGGGCCTTGACTAGCGCTTGGTAAATTTCCGGAGTATCCTCGTAATGGTCAAAATTCTTTGTATTACCTTGCTCACTTTTCTGATGGTTGATACCATAGGGGAAATCCAAGTGCAGAAGGTTGAACTTTGGCCCGCTGTAGGAATCTGCCCAGATGGGGAAGTTTGCACAGATGATTTGGGTGTTTGGGAATGGGTCTGCTGGCGAAGTTTGCTCTGGGCTTTGAGATACTCCAGCTGACGCTGTTTCCAGTTGCGGTAAGTTTCCAGGGACATTCCCATCCGTGCTGCGGACTCCCGTTCCCACTGGGTTAGCTCTTCCTTGTTCTGTTCCATTTTCAGATTCCTCCATCATATTAATAACAAACTGGTCTATATCCGAGCGGATGTTGGAAAGGAGCCGCTCGCTCTCCCGTCGGCAGATAGTGTATGCACTTACCAAGGTGTCTGCCCCTGCAACCTTGGGATTGTCAATGTTAGCCCAGACCACACGGTTCTTGGAGATGAACCCCTCGGAAAGGCCGAGGAACTCTGCCAACTCGATGTTAGTGGAGAACTTGCGGAGGTAGAACAGCTCGTCAATGGCCTTGGCTTTCTCCTGCCAAGTGAGGTCTTTTCTCTTGATGTTCTCCTCGAGTTCTATAACGTGGCGGGTGGAGGGGTCGAGGTTGGTAAAGAGGGTGCACTTGATACGGGTGGGAAGTTTACCCTCGGCGGCCAGCTGGCTCCAAGCGGTGTATCTTCTCTCCCCAGCGATGAGATAAAATAGACCGTCCTCCTGGTCTTGTTCAATAACAACAGGGTTAATTAGGCCAACTTGAAGCAGTGAAACCTTGAGG